TCATGCGCTCGGAGGAGAATCTCCGCGCCTGCGGTCGGGTCGTGCATGTTTCCCCTTTGCGAGATGTTCGACTTTGGCTATCAGATTCCACAAGTCGTCTTGCTCGGTCACCCCTGGGTAGACCTTACGAAGAAACCTGCTTATTGCCTTCAACTCCATCTTGGTGAACTGTTCGCTCATTGTCAAGCATCCTCTCCGAGGCGTGTGACTCTAGATGGTTGGTGAGCCGTTCGTCAACTCGGTCAACCTTCGTTTCGATACGGTTCTGGGACTTGTACAGCATCGTGAGGACCCCGCGCACGTAGGCGTGGTCGTCGTGGTTTTCTTTCTTGAACTGCTGGAGGACTCCGACGATTACACCTCCGACTGCCGTGACTACGGCAGCCAAGATGAGCGCCCAGCCCCCATCCATTACGCCTCAGTTGGCTTGTTCGCAAGCCATTCTTTGACGCGTGTGGGCACGTTGTCGCCCGTGACGTAGCGCAAATGCCACGGCTCGGACTGGACTTCCCACGAAAAGCCGAATGACTGTGCGTGTTTGAGCAGCCACTCCAAGCGTTTGCCTGAAGCGTTGGCAATGTCGACCGCGATACCGAGGTTGTGGTTGCTGGTGCCTGGGACCGCCATTGGCGCTAACCCTTTTTTGAGGTACCAGACTTTCCCTTTGTAGATGCGCGGCGTTTGCTTGAGGAGTTTCTTGCCTGGTTTGTCCGTGTACCTTTGGTAGAAGCCGTACTCTTGGGTTTCGAGCGAACGGTACGTGTCGGCTTGGCTGGTTGGGGAGAGGTCGATTCCTTCGGCGTTGGCTGCGGCGTCCATTGCTTCGTATGCGTCAGCCGCACAATGATGGAGTTTGCCTTTGCCTTCAATGCCGCGAAGAAGTTCGGGAGCGAGTTCACCAGGTTTTACCCCTTTCAGGTGGGTGCATAGGGTGACTTTGACGACGGGGTATTTGTCGGGCATTACTTCTTCCCGAAGGCTTCTTGGATTTCTTCCTTTGTCAACTCGCCGTCGGTGGAGGCGGCGGCAAGTTTCTGGATGACCTGTACCACCGCCATGAATCCTGCGAGGAGGGCGGACTTGGCGACCGACACGCCGATGACTGCGCCACCTGTGACGGCGGGTAGGGCGTTGGCGAGGAACAGGGAGAACAGGCGTTGTCCGAGGTCGAGGAACTTGGCTACGGTTGCGTTTGCTTTCAACATGACTTCATTCATCCTTGCCCCCTGTGAACGTTAGGACCGAGTGTAGCACCAGTGCCACACCTGTCAGCCAGAGTGCTTGACGCAGCGTAGGACCTGACAGGGTAATCAAGACGAGGCCAACCCCAGCCAATGTCCATGTCTGTTCGGCAAGGTAGTCAAATAACTTTTTCATTCGTAGGCGAGTGTACAGCACGCTTTTTTCTGCGATAATCCCGCATCCTGCGCCTCTGGCATACGCGGCAATGCCGACAGACACGACCTGCTTTATCTACCCATGTATAGGTGGTTTCGGTCGTGTACTCATGCCCCGCCTGACAGTGGGTTACGCCCTTGAACCGTGCCCCACGCCCATGGCGATTTCGGATTACGCAATCACGGCGATTATCTTGGTGCGTTCCGTCAAGAAGATGTTCTGGGTTGACGCACGCTGGCGTGTCACAAGTATGACGACAGATGTTTGGAAAGTGTCCATGGTGCAAGAAGAAACTAAAGCGGTGCGTAGTGATTTGTTTGCCATTGACCTTGATGGTCCCGTAACCTTTTCGGGTATAACCAGTCCACAGCCAGCACCCGTCAGTCTTTCTAACTTGCGACCAAAACCGCTCAACACTGGTATCTTTATTCATGTCAACTCCTTGTCAGTTGGCTAGCCCCTGGCGGTTCACGCCGTACAGGGGCACTTTTATTTACGTCTTACGCTAGCACCTGCCGCAGTAATGGCTGCCCCGACAGCGACGATGGTTCTGCGTTGCCCGACGGGGATGTTCGAGCCGACTGGCACGTAGTCATCCAGCCCTTCTTTGAAGATGTCCACTTGTTCTTCGAACGCTTCCCTGACTTGTTGTGGGGCGGCTTGTACGGCTTCAATGAGGGCGGCTTCTTGTTCTTCGTCGAGGGTGGTTACGTCAAGTTGGGCGAAGACTTCTTCGGCTTGGTCGGGGTCTAGTTCTTGGATGGCGGCGACTATCTGTTCTGGTGCGGCGCTAGAGGTAACCTGTGGTGGTGAAGTTGTTTCTGGCTGGGTGGCTGGCGGTGGGGTTGTTGTTTGTGGTGTCGTTTGGGTGGTTGTTGTTTCTGGGGTGGTTGTTGTCGGAGGAACCGTTGTGCGAGGAAGAGTCGTGCTGCTGCTCGTCGTCGTACTCGCCGTCGTGGTCGAGGTGGAAGATGTCGTCGTCTCGGGTTGAGTCGTCGTCGTCGGAGGTTCAGTAGTTGTAGTTGTTGGCGGCTCGGTTGTGGTCGTCGTCGTTGTAGTCGTCGTGGTGGTTGTTGTCGTGGTTGAGGTGGTGGTTGCTGGCGGCACGTAGACCGTCGTAGTCGTAGTAGTAGTCGTGGTGCTGGTTGTGGTGGTGGTTGCCTCGGTTGTTGTCGTCGGCGGCTCAGTCGTGGTGGTTGGTGGTTCGGTCGTGGTGGTGGTTGCCTCGACTGTCGTAGTCGTAGCCTCCGTTGTGGTGGTAGGTGGCTCGGTGGTGGTCGTGGTGGGTGGCTCGGTGGTCGTCGTAGTGCTGGTGGTGGTGGTTACGGATGCGCCGTATGACCACACGTAGTTGGTTGGTGTGCCGTTCTGCCAGTTGAGGCAGTCAGCCCACACGGGCCGCAAGCCAGCCTGGAAGTCGGCGTATGGCTGTTGCATTGTCCATGTGGTTTGCCCGTTGTTGCAGGTCCAGGTGATGTAGTTTTGGGCTTGGGCTGGGGTGGTGAGGGCGAGGAGTGCGGCTGGTGTGAAGATTAGCCAGCGTAGGCTGCGGCGCACATTATTCCGTCGGTTCGACGGCTGGTGTTATGAACTGGTCTAGTTCTGCGTCGTAGCGGTCACCGATACCAGCGTACTTGGCACGGAAACTTCCCGAATAACTTGTTTGCTTCCATTCACCTGCGAGACCTAGCGAAGCGATGAACGCTTGACCTGCGGCTTCTGACGCAGGGAAGTCGCCACCGCCGCAATCGTCGTTGTTGATGACGATTACTTGTGCGACTTGACCGTTGCTGATGCGTGCGAAGTGTGCCACGATTACACCTTGAACCTTACGAGAACGATTCCAGAACCGCCAGAGCCAGGTGATGTTGCTGCACCGCCGCCACCGCCGCCTGTGTTTGCAGTACCGTTTGTGACAACATTAGAACCGTCTGAGCCGTTGCCGCCGCCGCCTGAACCACCCGTGCCACGAGTTGTCAGCGCACCGCCGCCGCCGCCACCGCCGTAAATCGTCGTGCTTGCGCTCTCACCACGCCACAACGAAACATCACGACCTGCACCGCCGTTGCCGCCGTTGTTGCCGCTTCCGTTTGCGCCGACTGCGGTTTGACCGCCGCCGCCACCACCGCCACGGTCAATACTTGCTGTTCCGCCTGCGTTGCCACCTAGACCTGCTCGACCAGCACGACCAGGGTTGTCTGTGTTGTCTGATGTACCGCCGCCACCGTTCCAGCCGTCGTTGTTCTCTCGTGAATCATTTGGTCTGCCGCCGCCACCACCGTACGCCTGAATGACATTTGAGATTCCAGAAGGGTTGCCAGGTGCTCTCGTGCCACCGCCGCCACCAACAGTAATCGTTGCGTTCGCATCAAGATAAAGCGTCGTTGCTTCGTAAGGCGAACTTGTGTCGTAGCCGACTACCTGAGCGCCGCCACCGCCGCCACCGTATGCGCTACTAGCACCACCACCACCACCACCACCACCGACGATGATGAAATCAAACAATCCAGCCTTCGTCACCGTCAAAGTACCCGTGCTAGTAAAAGTCAACAGCGTGTACGCCTGACTGCCCACCGTGATAGATGACGAAGTACCACCCGTCGCCACACCGTAAGTTGCCCCACCTGCGGCTGGTCGCTTTGTCCACCCTGAGATAGATGTGCCTGAGCGTGTGCGCTCACCGAAACGCATTACGACCCCT